CAGCGCGGCGCACTCTTTAATGAATTGGTCGAATGAAACCGGTACCACGATATTAGCCATTTTTGACGCTTCGTATGCCATGTACGCTAGGTGTTCCATTGCTACGCCGCTTGCTAAATCGCTGGCGCGCATTTTGTATTTGCGTTCCCATAGCACTACTACCATTAGGTTTGTAGATACTTCGTATACGCCGTCGTTGCGGGTTACTCGAATTGTTATATTCATGTCGGGCCTTTGTTTAGGGGTTTAGATTAGTTTGTGTCTACGGTGTAGACGCCGCCAGTAAAAACCACGTCCATAGTGGTCAATTCTGAAAGCGCAAAACCGATTGGTAGCGAGGCTAAAAAAGTACCGGTCAGGGTTAGTCCGGGATTGGTTACGGTGTAGGTACCGGGTGTTACCGGCTTTTCGGGTGACACGATAACGGTAGTTGTAGTCCCTACTAAACCGTTGAGGGTAATCCAAGTTTCAAGAGCTGCAAACGAGCCGTAAAGAGACAAGGTAAGCGAGTGATCTCCGAGGCCTTTTACGTATTTGTTATCCACATCGCCAAAGGCTGTAGCGGTAAGTTGCGCGTAGTCGATAGAAAAAGTAGCGGCGGTGCATTGGTCGGAAATGTCCACCGAGTTTACTATTACGTGTGGGTTGCTTAGAAGTGTGCTAGTAGCCATAGGGGTTAATCCTTTGTTTCGGTTTCTGTGTCGGTGTCTGTCTCTGTTTTAGCAGATTTAGCGGCCTTAGTGGTGGAACTTTGACCGATGAAACCGCCAGCTACTAAAGCGTCGATATTTGCGCCGGCGTATCGTTTGTCGTTGGGGTCAAATTTTGCCCCTACGGTGCCTAGACGTTCTGAAAGAATTACGTACATTTTGTGCCTAACTTGTTTGCGCTTGAATGTTTATGTTTAGATCGTAGGCGGGTAGCTCTACCCCGCCGATAATAGCCATAGTTGGGCGTCCATCGGTGACACCTACAGACGCGTTTAATACTTTGGCGGCAATGTTCATTAGCGACCGTTGGGCGTCTAGGTTTCCGGGGCCTAAAGTGATGCACCGTACGGGGAACGACATTTTAACTATGTTGCCGTTGTAGGCCTGAAATGTGGGGGCGTCGATAAAGACGCAAGGCGGGACAAGGTTGCGCGGGTCGGTTACGACTTGTAGCCCGGTGATTGTCCCAAGTTTTGCCGCTAGGTCGTCTAGACACTCGTTAAACAGGTCTGTAAAGGCGACTACGGGCATTAGGCGAGCGTTGGGCGGTCAATACCCAATAGTTGTTTAATTGTGCCGTTAAGGCCGTTGGTGCTGGCAACGCCGTAGCCGTCAAAAGTAGCCATATCTTGTAGCCCGCCGCGCTGGCGGTATAACGCGCCGCCGTATTGGGTTGTCCCAAGTTTTACCGCCCCGTTGGGTGCTGTAGCTAAAACGTCTTGATAGCCGGCAATTTTTCTACGGGTAAAACAAAATTCGTTTGCGGCAGCTGCGCACACAGTTAGGAAGGCGGCATCTCCGGCGGTCGCTGTCCCGATGCCAAGCCAGTCCTCTATATCGCCGGCTGTGATCCATTGGCAAGCTACTAGGTCGTTTGTTACGGTGCCGGTAGACGCGCTGCGTTCTACGTTGTCGGCTGTTAGTGCGTAAATGATTTGGTACGGCACCGGTTGGTTGTAGTCGTACTCTAAATCGCCTTCGTCGCTAACGCCCGTAAAAAGATATTCGGGTGTTGCGTACACGGTACGCGATCCGTTAAAAGTGGCATTTACCCCGGCGACGGTGACTACATCGCCGGGGTCTATGTCGTGTTGCTCAAGTAACTGTAAAGACGCGTAATTAGTTATTAGCGTTTTATGTGTGACTGTGTAAATAGCCATTGGCGGCTAACCGCCTTTCGGGCTAAACGAACTTGACAAATTTTGTAGCGTCGCGCATTGAGCCGGCTGCATAACCGCGGAAAGCGATTGTACGGCTAAGGCTTGAAGGCACGTCGATACTAATTGCGCCCTTAGGCTGCTCGAAGTAGTGGTAACCAGCGGCGGGGCCTGCTGCGTGTCCCATGAACGAGCCGGGTGCGTTCTTGTCTACGACAAGTACAAGGCCTAGCGGGTTGCCGTTCCATGTGTTAGCTGCTGCGTTGCCTGCTGCGTTTTGTCCCATGAGGTTAGGTGCGCCCGTGTATGGAAATACCGGACGATTTTGATCGTCTACGCTGCTTGAAAGAGCCGCCCAACTTGTGGGTGTTACGAACATGTGGCTAGGCAAGTAGTTCGAGCTTTCAGAGATTTGGCGCGCGCCGTCGTAAACGGCTGCTACCCAATCTGCACCTACGGCGGTGTCGGCTACTGAACTTGTTTGTGTAATTGCGGCATGGCAGTTGTCAATGGCGTAGTTGTCGGTGGCCTGTCCGTATGCAATAGCAAGCTGCTCAAGAACGATATTGAGCGATGCGGGATCTGTCCAATCGAGATCTTGCTCGGACATGGTTACGTATGTACCGAATGTGAGTTTAGAAACGTCGGTATTTGACACGGTAACGGTCGAAGGGTCAAGCGTTGTGTTTTCGCCTGTTGGCTGCTGCGTTACGACTGGTCGTACCGTAATTTTTGGAAGGCGGAAAGTAGCGCCTGACGTGGGCATCGCCCTAGTCCCGATAGCAGAAACGAACGGTCTAATCGGGTTAAGTCCGTCATAGACACTGCCGGTAATTATTTCTGGCAAAATTCCCGGGGTCGAGCTGGTATCGATAAATGGCGCGGCGGCTTTAATCTGCGCGTTAATTTGCGCAAACTCTGACGGGCTAGACGCATAGGCGGCCATGTATTGCGCTGCGCTAGGCATAGTGAAACGCTTAGGCGCTTCGGCCCAAATTGGCGCGGTTGGTGTTGCTGCCTCTACGGCTGCTACTTCGGGTGTCTTTTCCATTTCGGGGGTTTCCTCATCTAGTGGGTTTTCTTGATTATTGTCTAAATCGTCGGGGTTGTGGTGGATACTTGCCGACGCATAAACCTCGGTTATTTTCGCGGCGTTAAATGCCGGCTGTGGCACTAAAGAAATCTCGTCAATTACAGCTGCCGTGATGCGCATTACGCCGGCGTCGTCGGTTGTCCATTGCTGCGGTGAAATGCCTACGGAAACGTCTAACACGCCGTCGGCGCTAAGTGTTAAAGCGGTGTCGCCCAATGGGGTAGCCGAAATGCGGGCAGAAAATAGCAATTCGTTAGGGCTTGAGTTGTCGAGCTGTGTAACGATGCCGACGGGTTGGCTTGAGTCGTGGAACATGTAAACGCGTGGCATGCGATCAGGCGCGGAAAGGCTGCCCGGTTCAAATAAAACCGTTTCGCCTGAACTTACAGACGCGGTTACGCCATATGGGGCGGCAATGCCCATAATTACACGCTGTCCGGTACGGCTGCCGTCCGGTGCTGCTGCGTCTACTGTGATTGCGGTAGCGGTTAATTTAATCATTAGCTCAAAGGTACTCTAACTGTTTCTTCGATTGTTGGCATTTCGTCGGGCATTTCCCCGCCGTAGCCACCCATATAGTCGGCCGCTAAATACTGTTTAGGGTTTAGCCGTACGTAGGTACCGCGCGGTAGTACGTTGTCGCCGCTCAATGTCTGCGATATGCACTCGCTGTAGGCCTTGCATGCAAAGAGCCATAGCTGCTGGCGGGCGTCGGCGTTGTTCGAATAATTGTAACCACCGATAGACAAGTTGCATAAAAACCCGGGGATATTGGCTAGGCGTGACATTTCAAGCGCTTGAAAGTTGCGGGCTTCGCTTAATAGCATTTTGTCTGGTGTTGCGCTGGTTTCGCTGTATGTCAAGTGTTCCGAGATTGCGGCAACGCTGTTAGACATGCGGGCCACGTTGAACGATTGCGCCATTTGTGCTAATTCTTCGCTGCTTAAAGGCTGGCCGCCAGTTTGTTTAAGGACGCCGGAAGGCTGCACCGCTACCGCGTTACGGTTTGCTGCTTGCTCGAGCTTTAGCGCCGTGTCGATAGCGCGCGGGGCGACAGTAGTTAGCGCTTGAATAGGGCTAATGAATTGTACGACGTCTTTGTAGTCAAGCGGTAAACCCAAAAACATAAGTTGTTTAGACGGGCCGAAACTTACGTTACCTTGCTGATCTAAAGTGGTTACAAGGTTTGCCGGCAGACGTTGAAACGACGCCGGGTACCCGTCGGCCGTCCTAGTTTTGACGTGTAGGTAGCCAACCCCGAAAAAAAAGAGATCGTCAAAAAGCCAACTAAGCGTAAAGTTATTTGTATTGTCCGGGTCTAACCGTTGTAACCAGCTGCGGGGCGCTAATGGTATTTCTTCCATTTCTTCGCCGTTCCATTGCAAGGTATACATTTCAAGCGGTAGGCAACCAATGACCGACGCAATAAGATCACGGGCGCGGGAA